CTTGATGAGTGGGCCGCAGATCGCCGTTTGGCATAAGGAGAAAAATGCTTTCAGTTCAAGAAGTTGCAGCTAAGGTTGAACGCCTTAAAACACGCAACATGGATCGTGACCGCCGTATGTCAGATGTTCTTGCTGTCCGTCAAGGTCGTATGCAAGATGTATTCTTCGGTCAGTTCTCAGATGAGTATCCGAAGCCACTCATCGCTAACATGGTTGACATTGCAGCTCGTGACCTTGCCGAGGTAACTGCCCCTCTTCCAGCAATTAACTGTGCCTCATCCAATATGACCTCCGATGCAGCTCGTAAAAAGGCTGAGATTCGTACACGCATTGCCAATCACTATGCCAACAAGTCTGATCTACAACTTCAGATGTATCAGGCAGCAGACTGGTATTACACCTATGGCTTTGCAGCAGGTATGGTTGAGATTGACTTTGATACCAACAATCCACGCATTCGTATGCTCAATCCCTTTGGTCTTTACTTTGAAAAGGATCGCTTTGGCTCAGTAACCTCTATGGCTCAGGTCATTATGTCTGATTCAGAGTCACTATCTGCCCAGTATCCAGAGTATAAGGCTCAGATCAACAGCAAGTATCGTATGAAGTCTACGATTTCCATGGTTCGCTACCATGATAAGTATCAAGATATGATCTTCTTGCCGGAGTTAGATAACTTAATTCTAGCAAATACCCCTAATCTTCTAGGTAAAATCCTTGTAGATGTAGCAGAACGACCAACAGTTGATGGTCAAACTCGTGGTCAGTTCGATGATGTTCTACCAGTTCAGATGGCTAAAGCACGATTTGCACTTCTACAGCTTGAAGCAGCTAAGAAGTCAGTCAATGCACCTATCGCTATTCCACCAGATGTCCAAGAATTTACCCTTGGGCCAGATGCTTTGCTTCGATCTAACACACCAGAGAGAATCCGTAGAGTTCCAATCGAACTTCCTAACGGAGTCTTTGCTGAATCACAGGCACTAGAGCGTGAACTCCGTATGGGTTCTCGCTATCCTGAAGGCCGAACAGGTCAGATTGATGCATCTATCGTTACAGGTCGTGGCGTTCAAGCCCTTATGGGTGGCTTCGATTCACAGATCAAGGCAGCACAGGCAGTCTTTGCTCGCTTCTTTGTAAATCTTATCGGTATCGCATTCTGTGTAGATGAGCAAGTCTTTGGTTCAAACCAGAAAACTATTCGTGGATCCGATGATGGAACACCATACGAATTAAAATACACACCATCGAAAGACATCAACGGTGATTACACAGTAGATGTCCAGTATGGCCTCATGGCAGGACTAGATCCTAACCGTGCTGCAATCTTTGGATTGCAACTTCGTGGAGACAAGTTAATTTCTCGTGACTTCCTCCGCCGCAATCTTCCATTCTCAATCAATGTCACACAAGAAGAACAACGAATTGACATCGAAGAACTTCGTGACTCATTAAGAACCGCAGTAGCACAATACGCAAACGCAATCCCAATGCTTGCTACTCAGGGTGGGGATCCAACAGAAGCTGTTAAGAGGCTCGCCGACATCATTGAAGGTCGAGCAAAAGGTCAAGCATTGGAGTCAATCGTTGCTAAAGCGTTTGCTCCAGTAGAACAACCGGCAGCGACTGCGATGGCCCCCGGTGCTTCGCAACCCCCTATGGGGGTTCCGGGAGCGGCCCCGGCTGCCGGTTCCCAAATGGTATCTGGCCCCGGCCAGTTTTCTCGTAGAACTGATCTAGCACAAGGTGGAACCCCACCGATGGCTGATCTTTTGGCTTCCCTAACTGGGGCAGCTTAAAACGCATCTGGAGGTGCAATATGTTCGGAACAAAAAAAGGTGCAGTAGCCCCAGCATTAGTTAAGGGCCCAACCATGGCAACTGCCAAGCCAAAAGGCAAAGCAGGAATGCAAAAGCTTGGCGATGTAGGAAAGTCAGCATCAGCATCAGGTAAGAAAGCTAAGTAATAATCTTAGGAGGGCGAGTCAATGTCAGAAGATAACTTCGATGAACTCGATGATATGTTTGTATTGGCTCGCCCTGCAAAGAAAATAGATTTTGTTTACGCAGTAGCAGATTTACTATACAAGATAAGTTATTCATTCGCAGATTTCTTCTCATTGATAACAAAAGTTATACATTCACATTCTGTTAACGAAGCAAAGAAACAGTATATGTGGGAGAAGATGACCAAAGACATTGAAAAAATGGAGGCTAAAGATGGCTGAAGGCCCATACATTGGTAGGCAAGCAGCACAATCCATTACCGGTGGAGCATATGGTGAAGGTACTGAACTTGACCAGATACAGACACAGGTTCCTCTAGCCGCAACTGAAACAAGTGCAGCAGCAACATCAATGGGATCAGTCTCAGGTGGTGTAATGCCTACTCGTAATTTTGCTACACCCAACCCTAATGTAGATCAAGAGATTACATTCGGTGCAGGTTTCGGTGCTGGCCCGGGTAATGAAGTATTACCTATTGCCCCCTCTGCACCCGATGAAACTGCCACACTTATCCGCCAACTTATTGCCCTATATCCAGATCCAGACTTGGTTCGATTAGGTCAAAGATTAGATTATGAGAAGCGTTAATGGCCGGAAAAACCGGAGGCACATTTGGTGCTGGTAGTCTCGGTGCATCGCTAGGATCTATTCCTCAAGAAGGAACAGCAGCTTACGATACATACATACAGGCTCAGCAATCTAAGTATTTAAGTCCAGATTTCGCCAAGCAGTTAGCTGCTATGGCTAAGGCATACCCTGCTGCATCTGTCGGATCAGTCATGGGCCTTACAAAGTCTGGTGCTGTTATCGGTGGTAATACTGCCAATGCTTTGACCACACTTGATGGATCAGCATTGATTGATGCACAGCGTAACGCAGCCATTGCTGCTGCTGCTAAGTTGAAAGAGCAGAACTCTGCAAAGAAGGGTTCACCTGCTGACTTCTTAGCACCACTTACTCGTACTGCTTTCATGCTTTTATCTACACCATTTGAAATGCTAGAAGCCACCGTTCGTAACGGTGTATCTGGCAAGGGTGGCATGAATACTTTTGATGAGACTCAAACAGGGCAAGCTCTTATCAACCTTTTCAAAACAGGCAAGATTGATGTAGGTACTGGTTTTCTTGGTGCAGATCAAAACTCTGCGGTAGGTAAAGCATTACTTAATGCAAAGATTGCTGCTGGCCCTACGATGAAGGGTGGAGTTCCTTGGACTTATTCAAGTGGACTTACACAAGCACTATTCGATAACCCAGAGACTAAAGCAGCTCGTACATTTCAAGCCATTTCAGGATTCGTTCTTAATCTAGCAGCAGACCCACTTACTTATGTTCCCGGTATAGGTTTACTTAAGATCGGTAAAGAAGCTGGAAAGGTTGGCGTAACACTTCGTGTTGGGCCAAAGGCCGCAGCTCGTGCAGCAGAAGCGAAGGCAGCACCGATCAAGGCTGTGGCTCGTGATGTTGAAGACATTATGGGTGATGTTACAAAGGTTCGTGCAGAAGCACGAGCAGCATCAGGCGACATCAATATGCTTGAAGCAGACATCATCAAACACCAAGATGATCTCAACACTATTGCCGAAAAGGTAGATAACACATACCAGACTTATTACAAAGCTAAGTCTGAAGCAGATTTATTAGATGCAGAATACGGACAACTTCGTCAACAGCGTGACACTTTAATTGCAGGTCTTAAGACTGCAACTGATACAAAGGGTCAACTCGTTGGACAGGCTCGTAAGGCTGAAGACCTTATGGCTCACCGTATTGAACTCAATACTGCTGGTCGTGCCGCAGAAGTTCAAAGCATCCTCGATGCAAAAGGTTTCGATGAAGTAGTTCGTGCAGGAGAAACGCTTGTTGAGCAAGAACAGTTGGCTCCCGGACTCATTCACACACTTGAAGAAGCAGCCCTTAAGAAGGGTGATCGTGCATCTACTCAAGGTATACGCAATGGCGTAGATGCTGTAGTTCGTGTAGCAGCAAAGCAGAAGCCACGCCTTATCAAGTGGACAGGTCTTATCAAGGCTGGAGATTCACCACAAGCAACTCGTGTATCTAACGAGATTGGTTCTAACCTTATCGATGTTGGAACTGCTGCTGGTATCCAAGAGTCTAAATTACAAGGTGTTCTCGATGTAATCGATACACCCGGTGCAACACACGCAGAACTTATTCAGTCAGCACAAAAGGCTGGAATTACAGAACAACTATTTTTAGCATACGAAAGATCTGGTATCCAAGGATTTGAGAATGTTGGTGCCACTCGTGGTATGGGTGGTGGCGGATACGCTTACTTCCCACGGACAGTAGATCCATTTGATGCAAAGATTTCTGACTTTGGTCGTTTCAAGGCTGATGCTATTAACTCACCTGACATCAATGATCTTGGTGTTCAAGCACTTACAACTAAGGGTGCAATTACTCAGCAGGTTACAGGGCTAGTCGAAGGTG